CCGACCTTTACCTTGCGGTAGATGCCTTCTTCTTGACCTTTTACGATCTTGTGGATGGAGACATACTTCTCAATAGCCACACCCATACAGTCATCAATAGATGTTCCATTAGGGTCAAACAAGAAGTTACGGGGGTTAACAGGAACAATCTTGACTGCAATGCGGTCTTGTTCTACGACACCGATAGCGGCTTGTCCCATTTGACCAGGTATTGCCTGAGTAGCGGGAACAAAGACTTTCTCTGTTTTGACAACAATCTCACCAATGCCCGTACCATAGATTTCAGCCAATAGCTCAATCTGGTCAATAGACTTGCGAATCTTATCGACTTTGAAGTCCTCCATGAGTTGTGCTTTGATGGCGGCAACATCTAGTGGGCTACCATTGACATCACGAATATCGTCTTGAATGTCAAAGAACTCACCCTGACCAAAGATAGCTTCCATGATCTCGGCATGGCGTGTCTCTACGGCTTGTTGGGTAGCGGGAGTAACGATACGGCTACGCTCGGAGTCTCTAGTCTTGTCTTGGGCATCCCACTCACCATTGAAGATTCTCTCGTACTCTAGCCAATCAGATAGGCAATTGACATCTCTCCAATCCCTCCATCTGTCACAATGGTTGACAACAAAGTTAACTATCTCTTTGTCTGAGTCGCTAGGTTCTTGGAATTCCATTCTTATACCCCACTAATAATATCTACGGGTTGCCAATCCTCGCTATCATCTTCTTCCATGTAAGATGTAACAGCCAGTTGGTCAATGTAACTGAGGGAGTCAGGCAAGTCATCATGGACTCCTTGAGCAGGGAACAGGATTAACTGGTCTACAAACTCATCCCAATCTTCTTCCGAATTTAACACAATTCTGCCATGCTCGAACCTACCTTGTAAAGCCCAGATGATTCTGTCCGCTTTTTTTCTATTCCCATGAGTCAAATCCACAATGTGAGCATAGGTGTTGTTCTTTCGCATCAAGTCGCTCAGATAGGGCAAAACAGCGTTCTTTAACGCCCCCCTCTCTATCCCCACACTTAAAGGGCGGTAGTCCCTAATGGCTATCAGTATCTTAGAAGCGGTTTCTCGGATGTCCCAACGCCCATGTTCAATCTTCTCAACAAACCATTTCCCATCGTCTGTGACCTTAACGATTGAGATAGCAGACTCATCCAAACGCTTCTTAGCATTGGCGGCTTGTTTGGCAACTTCCTCGAATCCCGCTAGGTCAACAGCAATGTAATAGCTTCCATGTTCAGGTTTTACCCCGTATTTGATCCACTCTTCCTTAAAGATGTCCGAACCCGCATTGGTGAAAGAAGCCATAAATTCTTGCTTAAAAGCGAAAGAACTCAGGGTCTTTTTAGCGGAATCTATCTCTGCTTGATCAATCAGGGGGTTATCAGCAGTGGTGAAGTGCCAACTCTTCCAATCAGGATCATCCTCTGACTCACCTAGTTTGTATAAGTCATGGAACCAATTTCGCCCTTTTGGAGTTCCCAGAAATAGCGCACGACCCTTTTTATCGCTCAAACTGGCACGAATAACTTGCTCCCACGCTTCTGGTTTAATGTCAGCAACTTCGTCTAGCACCGCATAGGTAAGAGATACACCTCGTAAGGTGTCAGGACGATCTGCTCCTCTTACATAGATTTTTGCCCCGTTAATCATCGTAATATCAAGATTATTAACGTGACTAGATTGAATAACATCCCTACCCAATTCAAGCAATAAATCCCAAATAATTTGCCGACTCTGACCCATCGTTGGAGAAACATACAGCACAGCAGACCCTTGAGGGCATCTTAACGCTTCAATAATCAATGTGATGGCACATAACCTAGACTTGCCACATCTTCGTCCAGCAGCCACGATTTTGAATCGGCTTTTGTCAGCAAAAACTTCCTGTTGCCAAGGTAGAAGCGAAAAATTCAAATCAGCCATTATGTTCCTGTAAGTATTGGGCAGCCTTAAAAAGCACTTCAGCACTGTCTTTTAACATACCTATGCCAACATTGCATTTTGTACATAAAAGTTTACGTATTTTGCCAGTATTGTGATTGTGGTCAACAAACATCTTTTTGCCAACCTCATTCTCATGGTCGCCACAAATAGCGCATCTATAGTCCTGCTCTTGTCTTAAAACATTGTATTCATCAAGCGTAATGCCATATTTCCTAAGAATAGCGTTTCCATAATATCGCTCTTTGTTATTGCTGTACCAATCCTTAGCCTTTTGGTCAATCCTATCTTTGTTTTTCAGATAATGACGTTTCTTCTGTGCTTCTCGTTTTTCAGGATTATCTTCTCTCCACTGTTTTAACTTAGAGAGTTTCTTCTCCCTAACTTCAGGAGTTGGTGACTTATCGTATACAGAAACGCAAGATTTGCATTTGTATTGATAACCACGTTTATTAGTTACTGCTTTGTGAAAGCACGATAGCGGAAATATGCCATTGCAGGCATTGCATTGCAGTTCAGTCATTTATGTCCTCTTTCAGAAGGATTGGGGTGTTTTGCCACGCGCACCCCACACACGTTGAAAGCTCACTACGAGTCGGCTGACCTATATTCTACATCTTCTGCAGTCTCAAGGATAGTATGCTCTTGTCCTAATCCAGTGATATTGATGGTTACAGCACTTCTCTGGCTCTTATCCTTTTCAAACAAAGAAACAGGAAGAGTCCTATCTAAACACATCTTTAAAGCTACCAACTGATGGGGATGGTCATCATTAAGGGCTATCTCAATAACCTTCTGAGCCACATCCTTACCCCCACTCCTAATCATCAGCTCTTTAAGCTCCTTCAGACGTTGATGGTCTGTCTTAGGTAGTACTAGGGGTGGATTGTCAGCAAACCTCTGTATGGTCATCTTGACGCTACCCTTGGGTCTTCCACGACCTCTTTTCAATTGTTCCATTGGTTCTCCTTGGTCAATTTAGCTTTTTCTGAGGGTGGGAGGCTCCACAAATATTCTAGAGCCACGCCCACCCCCTCCCCCCCCATACAACCACACACCTAGGGTTTCTACCTAAGGGTTTCTACTACTGTACAAGCAGCCAGTACTGTCTATCTATACAGATCAGGGTTTACCCTAACCAGGTCTAAATGCGAATGATTCTTATTTGCAATTAGAAGGGTGAGAGACGGCGGGTTCTTTATTGGGGTACTTGTTTTATTGTTTGTCATTGTGTTTGTCTATACGTTACTTGTCTTATCCCTTACTTGATCTTGATTTGTTTTAGGGCTATCCATTGTTTCCCGCCCTATATTTAAAATACTCAATTCCATGCCAGGTCTATATCCTTTATTGTGCGCTTCACTGTAAACGTCTAATACGTTTTCAAAACCACGGCATAAATTACCCTTTCCAGCCGCCAATAGAATCATTCTTTGAGGGTCTGACAATGTTCTCTGAAAGTATCGGGTCTGAGGGTTTGAGGGTCTTCCCATTTTTTGCCTGAAAATTGATTTATTTAATTATTGCACACAATAGTTCTAGGGGTAAATACTTATAGGGTTTTGGAGGGGTCTTATAAATCAACAACTTACGAGAGTTGGCACGATTCTATTATGCTTATATAGTGAGAGGGTAGATTTTTACTCTCTCTTTTATCAACTCTTAATAGGTTTCAACATGAATAAAACAACTTACAAAACGATTCGCAGATCAATTAGAGACAATGGTCTGCGCTACACCACCCACCATGCACAATGCACTGGCAACATATCAACACTGACAATTTGCGACTTCGTGGCCAACACAATGCGACTGACGGACTGGTTGGCATTACGTCAATCATTTGCACGGACTGAGAGGGCTTCTATTGCCTTCAAATTGACAACTTCAACACTTGCAAAGGTCTAAACCATGATCTACTCTTTTATCAAATGCCGTAATGGTTTAAATGCCGTAGCGAAGGCTAAAAAACAAGGGGCAAAACCCGTAGCTTATGGTTCTAATGGTTTCATGGGGACATATTGGGTTTTTGAGACATTCGATGAGCTTGCCACATGGAAAACCCGTCAATCTGGAAACCCTCATATTGAGTTTATTTAAGGGGCAAACCATGAAAAACACAATTTTAGACGTTCTCTCCGCTATTGCCATTGGGCTATTGCTTTGCATAGGGCTTCTGGCTTATTTTGACGTGCTCATAAAATGACATTTCAACGGGTAAGCTCACGGGCTGGGCTTATTCGATGCAATGTTGCATCATTTCAATTCAAAAGGCTTCAACATGAAATTCTCTATCAAGCGCAAAGACATCCGTGCAATGCTTCACCTGGCCGCTAAAAAAGACATCCGCTACTATTTGCAAGGCATTAACGTAGTCAGGGACAATCGCGGCACGTATATAGAAGCTACTGACGGGCACGTTTTAGGCCGCTTACTTATTGACGGCATTAGGTCAGACACAAAGCAAAACGTTGTTTTGCCTACTGAGGCACTTGCAAAGCTCAAGGGCACAAAAAAGCAAAGCGATGAGTGGTTATCGTTCTCCGTTGAGGGCTTTGCGGTAGAGTGCATTGATAGTCAATCGACTACCCGTTTTTCTGCCCATGATGCACGTTTTCCCGATACTGATCGAGTTATTCCAATGGTTTTCAAGGCTGAGGATGTTCTACCCGCAACATTTAACCCTGATCTTTTGGTGCGTTTTGTTGACGTATCAGAGGAACTGTACGGAAAACGTCAAATTCCCATGGTTTTGCAACGGGGTAATCAATCGTCTATTGTGTCTTTCCCTCAAATGGATGATGCTTTTATCGGGGTTATCATGCCTACCCGCGAATTTGCACCCGCTAGAGTGCCTCAGTGGTGCTATTTGCCCTCAGTTAAGCCACTAGAAGCCACTGAAACCGCTTAATTTCAGACTGCAAAGCCTCTTATTAGGGGTTTTGTGGCCTGCAATTCGCGGGGTTTAACTTAAAAGGCGTCAACATGAAAAACGATTTCACACAATGGCTTGAGGATAACTACGATCAAAACTCACTTGCTGACATGGCGAATCATGGATGCACTGGCGGGGTCTCAGGGATGATCTATTACACGGAAACAGAAGCAATTTATAAGCGTTTTGCTACTGAATTACATGAGATATTAGAAGATTATCGGGAACAAGTAGGCGAATATCCCGATTATGTGACCAAAGAACTAGGTCATTTTCAGAGTTTTGCGAACTGTATCGTTTGGTTTTGTGCTGAGTTTATTGCTCAGGAACTCACTCAAGGTATTTATGAGGATGAAATAGCATGAGCCAAATTGAAGCACTCACACAATGCCTGGTGTTGGCCTTAACTGCACCCAATGACCAAAAAGCGCAACAAGCAAGCGAATTAGCAGAAAAAATAGCCCACGGGTTAACCAAAAAACAAGTTAACCAGTGCAAACAAGCTGCAATCAAATTATGGGGTGAACAATGATCTATTTTGCTTTAAACAATGACGGGTTAATGTGCAATTTAGGCGATCATGGCGATCACGAAGCGGCTCAAGCTACGGCTGACGATCTAAAAATTGACGTTATTTGGCTGTTTGATGAAAACGAAGCGGCAAACGCTGCCAGTTTTATCCAGCATGAAATAGAAAATCAAGATTTTTGCATATATGGGGAATAAATGATCTATGCTTGCATTGCCCTAGTTCTGCGAATACTCTCAGGCAAACGCTAAACCCTCAGACCCGCCCTAAAAAGCGGGTTTTTTTACGTCTATAAAAAGCCCTTGTTTAAGGTTCTAAGCCCTTTTGAAGCATATACCCCACGCACCCATGTTAGAAAACGGCTTAAAAGGGGCTTTTATTGCCTTCTAGGGGTATATCTTCGCACAATCTGCGGATGGTTTCGTTTAGTGCTGCCAACTCATCCATTTTGTAAATGTTCCAAAGTCTACGTTGACCATGAATCCCGTTAACCGATCCTCTGTGGCAATCTGCACATAATGGCATTGATGTAAACCATTGACCTTGGGTTATCTCGTGGCACTCGCTGGGTGCTGATGCTTCACAAATAATGCAAGGCATACTCTTGATTCTAGCAATATGTAATCTCTCGCTTGCGGTGGGTTTAGCCTTGTTTTTGCTTTGCATTACTGGGTTGCTTTTATTTCATGCCTAGCAGAATATTGCTCGGTGCGGTATACCTCTATTCGTGTTTGTGCAGCCGTCATGAGCCAGCGATAACGCTCCTCTAATTCGACTGCTTCCCTGATACCTTCTAGTATTTGAATGTAATCAGCGTGAGCATAGGCAAAGGTTTCTTGCTTTCCCAAAACCTCAGTCCCTGCCTGGCTCATGAGTTGAGCCTTGCGACTCTTACGAAACTCCTCTAAAAACATCCGACTAGCCTTAGCCTTGGAATAGAGAGGCGCAGTATCAATCAGGAATTGCACCGCCTTATGTGGATTATCACTCATAATTCGCCTTTTAATTTAAGCCCATGCTCGGCTAGTTTCTCGATTATCTCATTAACGCTTTTACGTCCCATATTGGGTGTTTTTAATAATCTGTCTTTAGTACAGTTTAATAATTGAGTTAATGTATATACTTCATCTGCTTTTAAACAACGCTCAGAACGTACAGTTAAATTGAGCTTTTCAATGCCATCAAAAACGATAGCCTCAGTTAAAGCCCACTTGTGAAGTATTGCATCCCTACGTTCAAGTACACCCTCTGCGATGTTGTAGGCATCACGGGCAAAGTTATGCGGTAGGTTCTTTAATACCTCTATTGCGATCTGGTCGAGTAGTTCCTCTCTTGTCATTGGTAGTCCCTACATGAGTGGTTTTTTGCCTGTTCGCTACTATCCCAAAGATCCGTGCAACCCGTACACTTAAAT